CATCAGACCCACTAATCCCACACCCCTTTACTTGAGGTATGGGTTTTCCATTGATATTACATACTCTCTGTGTTCTACTCAACAACTTCTCTAATTCTGCCTTACTTACCTTAAGCATATACTACACACCTTCCTATGTCCTTATTAAACCACCGTGATATAAGGATGCTTTTCTGCCATTCTTGCACACATCTTACACGGCTCTCGCTCTTTCAAATCACCGTTTTTATCAGTAGGTTGTTCTGATGTGTAGATACCAAAAGTGTCTACACCTCTACACAGTAAATACGATTTACCCGTCACCCCTATGTCAACTGCGTAATGCCACTGTCTTTTGCGAGACGGGAATACCTGCCTAACCTTCATTGTCAGCACTCCATTTCAAGAACGGCAGACCGAACCATTCAACATTACCATCAGATACTCGCAAAACAGTATGCGTAGTGCCTAAATGTTCTTGGTTCCACCCTTTCATTTCTTCTATGGTTGCTCGAATTTCCCACTCGTTTTCATTCATCTGTGGGTCAGACTTAACGCCAGCCGCAACATCACCTTTCTTGGTGTATCTTGCTAAGAAAATCTGTTGCGAGAACAATCTCATTGTTCCCTTTTCCCAATCCGGTTGTTCGCCTACTTTCATTAGACCTTTCTGCCCGTTTCCTATGTCTGCGAACTGCTTAACATCTTTTAGATGGTAAGTAAAGAATACTGCGTCAACGGGTAGTTGATGCGCTCTATTCATTACATCACGGAATAATTGGTTGCGAATGCGCCATTCTGCTTGATTGAATTTATCTCCATCTTCAACATTGATAGGATTCTTAGACCTATTCATCAGAACATCAGTCATAGCCAATTCGCACCACTTCAAGAAAGTAGAGCCTCCATCAATGATGACCGCACCTATCTCTCCTTTCCTCGCTTCCTCTCCGATTAACTTAATGAAGTAACCCATCTTGTCAATCAGAGCAGTCCAATTAGTAGAATTATCTTCGTTGAAGATAAAAGAATCGGTTTCGTCAAACAAAGGAACAACCTTTATATTTTTGTCATGTGGATAGTTACATGTAACTGTCTGAATCGCAGAATTATCAACATCTATGATGATAATCTCTTTGTCCGTTCTCCCTCTGGCAATATCAACCGCCAGACCCGTCTTAGCACAGTTTTCCTTTGCGACAAGAGCCATTCTGATAGGATTATCAGAGACTCTTGGTCTTGAGAACAATTCTCTGAAATGCTCTATACCATACTTTGCGCCTTCTTGCTCTTGTTTACTCTCCTCTTTTGTTCCCCAACTCATTGTATCACTCCCAATCGTCTATTTCAGTCTGGGAAGAAGAGTCAGTGTCCGTAAGGACACCGACTTCTTCAACACAGAACCAACCTGTCGTTGCTAATTTTCCGTCTCCGTCTCGATTCACATAAGGAGAACCGACTACGGCTACAACTGAACCAACACCGAATGAAACTTTAGAATCCTCTTCTTGCGATACATACAAGTCGAGAGGGGCTGATAGAGAGGTCAAATCTAAATCAGATAGAGTTAGAATATAACCACCACTTTCTCTTGGGTCAATGTGTGCGACTTCCATCACTATACATACAAGAGCATCCCACTTCTCTTTATCAGAGAGAGTATTTACATGGTCTTCGATAAAGTCAAGACCGTCAAGCATAGTAATGTGGTCTGGGATTAGACCAGAACCATCAGACATAAGAGGGGCTTTAGGGAAAATACTCGCAAGGTTTGAATCAAGAGTATATTGCGAAACTCCAGCCTTTGTATACGCTACGCCATTCTTAGATAGATTGGCAGGTATTTGTAGAGGAGAGAAGGTAGGATAATTTACCTTTGCTAAATCTCCTCTGAATTTCATAGGAATCAGTTTCGGCGCATCCTCACTACCCTGTTCTCTACCTAAGAAAAGGCAGGTTCTTTCTAAATCAGAAGTCGCTCTTGCCTTTCCATATGCGTAGTTAGGAGAACCCGAAGGATATGTAGGCGAGGTTTTGTTCTCGATACATACGAAGTAACCTGTGCCGTCTCCAATATCTGTCGCTTGTTTAGGCAACTTGTCACCGGACATTTCTCCCAATTCAACTGCAAAAGGAGTCTTGTTTGTAAGTGTAGGATTGTGAACAATCCTATATCCGCCTTGCGAATCATCATGTAGATACAGAGTGATAAGACCTTGTGCTACAAGGTTCTTTCTGCCTTCTTCGTCTAATGTCTTCAACATATTCTGATACTTTGTGTAAAACACTTTACCCCAATCTTTGTATCTTGGACTACTCAAGAACATACCTTCTAACATAGTGCATCCACTACGGGATAGTCTTGCTTTCTCTGCTCTCATTTCAGCCGCTGCCATTCGCAAGGTCTTGTTTTCAACCTCTGCTTCTGATACACCCGCCGCTACGAGTGACACGGCATGTGTGTCCTTAGCCTTCTTGTGTCGTGCGAGTAATTCATTCAATGAACAACCCACATTCTTTGCTACTCTTTCATACATCTCGCTACTTATCATCAGTTTTCACCTGCTTCATATTTCCGTTATACCCATGTCCTTATTAATCCCTCGATGCCAACATACGACAGAAATCCCAACGGACTATTGTCTCATCACAACCTTGCAGTATGTCTCTTTCGCTGATAATAGAGGACTCTATAACTCGCATCTTTGCTTCTGCTGATGCGTCTGAATTGACGGCATAATCGAAGACCTTTCGGATAACTACCCTCATAGGCATATCCTTAGTCAGACCTACCGCCATGTCTACACTTCTTTCCTTTGCACATATGCGAAGGAAAGTCTTAGGATTAAAATCTGATACATCAAGACTTAGAACAAAGGAGTCTCTATCTTGGTGTGTTACTGTATTGTATGCTTGAAGACAATTAATAGCATTTCTCAAATCGCCTCTGTGAGCGTGTGCTATTGCTCTGATATGTTCATCGGGAACATAACAGTTTTCTTTGTTGGATATGTAGATTAGTTTCTCGATAATAGCATCTATCTCTATCTCTTTGAAATGACGAAGTTGACACCTCGACTGTAGGAAAGGAGTGACTTTGCTAATATCATTACAAGTCAGAACAAAATAACAAGTTGCGTTTTCGATAACACCTTTAAGTGCGTCTTGAGCCTGTAAAGTAAGTCTATCTGCTTCATCTAATAAGATGATAGTCTCCCACATACCACTCTGCGACATAGGGATGATTTCTTCTTCGATAAACTCTATACCTCTGGTTCTTTTGCTACTCGCATTGTAGATATGCAAATTGAAATTAAGATGCCTTGCTAATAGATATGCTATTGAGGTCTTGCCTGTTCCAGCACCGACACTATGGAGGAGGAAATGATTCATACTTTCTGATGTAATATTCATCATCTCTGATACTATTATATCTTGACCTACGACTTCTTCAAATGTCTTAGGTCTATACTTCTCGCACCAAATCATCTCATCATCTCCCTCATATCTCTCATGTGTAGGGCATACATATCTTCATCATAAATCTGTTGGCACTCAAGACACAAAGTCATAGAAGTCTTTGCTATACTATCTTTACATATTTCGCAGAGAGGTATTCCTTCTTTTTTGAGAATCCTCTTTACAAGAAATCTACTTACTCTCTTCATTCCTCTTCACCCCATGTCTTTAGGAAGTCGTCAACTAAAGGAACGAGTCTTCTATACATACCGAGAGGAGACATACCCGTAGTATCAAAGAATATGCTCTGATGGGCATATTGTGTTTCCGATAATACTTCATCAACGGGTTCCAACTGCTCGCTTATATGTGCAAAGCCTGTAGCACCACGATTAATTAGAGTCTGTTGGTTTGCGTCTAAGCGTATTACCATCCCACCCATGTTAAGTATATGCAAGGCTTCGTTGGTATGTCTAACATCATCAATAATAGCAACGCCGTAACCTTGTTTGTCAGCATATTTCTGTAGTCTCTCAACCCAATAGTCGGGGTCAACTAATGCCCTACGACCTTGACCCCATGCTTGAAGAAGAGGTCTTGTGCGAGTCTTATCTTGTGCTTCTAATAAATCCCATAAGTAACGAGCCTCACGCTTCTGTTGCTTATGGAAAAATGCCTGTGCTACTTCTTCTCTAAGACTTTCTGCGAAAGATAGTATGGGTAAGTCGAATTTCTGTGCAAGCAGACCAGCAAGAGTAGATTTACCGGATTTCATATTTCCGCATATACCTATGTATAATGTCATAACCACACCCCCTTGCGGGAGTGAGAGACGGAACGCTTTGCGCTCTGCTTCACCGCCTCTTCACCCCCTGCGGAGGTATCTTTCCCATATCCCTGTATACCTTCTGGGAAGCAGTCGGTACAGAGAGGAAGTGAAAGTGCTTGTTTGTCTGTAATCTCGCCCATATCGTGTATAGGCGCACCGCAGTAATACTTACCTCCTTTGGAAGTAAGGTGCGATTCGTTGTTAGTCCTGTGGAGTCTCCATTCCGCTTTGATTCTCACCATATTAGTGAGTAAACCCCATGTCCTTATTAATCAGACGGTCTTCTCTGACATATCAGACATTCAGACCAATCCTCTTGTATCAGCCTCATTTGTTTACAACCTAAACATCTAATGGCATTCTTTTTTTCTGCAACAGTCATACTCGAATAAGGTCTTGTAAACACTAAGTCTTCTTCGTCTTTGATAATCGAATCATCAATCGCATAGACAGAATTGATAGTCATTGTACCATCCCCAACATCAACCTTATCTGTTCCTGTCTGTATTATCTGTATATTTTTAGCAAGCATAGCAGAGAGGCTTGCGTCAGAAGGCATTACTCTAAAATTACCTTCTTCTAAAAGAATACTCGCAACGGCAGAACGGGTCATTTCACCCCTCTCGAAGAGGATTTCTGCAATCCTTCTTCTTATTCTGGCGTTTGCGTTATTTTTAGCCACATACTGTCCTTGACTTTGCGATATTTAACTACTCGTCTAACATACCTATGTAAGCCACCGACAAATCCCCAGAACCCTCTACATATTTATCATCGGAAAAGTATCTACTTTTTCGATTAAAAAGTATTCTAAACAACCTGTCAAGGACTTCGCCTTTCATAGGCATTAGCAAAAAGAGCCACATCAATATCATACAACCCTCGAATGTCAGAGCCATGAAACAACATTCTCCTTAGTCTTCTTCATTTTCTTAGGTAACTTATCTCTGGGGATTTGCGCTCTAATAAGATTAGCAACTTCACCGTCTTTTATTATCATATCTCTATACTTATCGCTTTCTCTGAACATATGCAATTCGCAATCCTCTACTTTCTTTTTCTTTTTGGGGAATGCTGGTCTGTGTTTTACAGGACTTATACCAAAACAAATAGTGGCTTGTTGCATATCCTCTGAACACCAACGGAAAGACTTTGCTAAAAGTCTGTATATCTCAATGTCTCTGACATTCTCTCGTAGAAAGGAAAGCATAAGAGGAACAGGAACCCTCTGTGTATTATTCCAGACCCTATTCCTATCTTGCCAACGAAGTGTCGCTTGAATCGCAGATATGTAATCTCTATTGCCTTTCTTTAAACTTCTATCGTAGATAACTCTATCATCGTCAATCTTAGGTGCTTTATCGCAGACTATTATCATTCTGTATTTTATGTAATCGAGCCAACCTACACAATCCTCTGCGTCTGGTCTTTTGATGTGACAGATAACCGTAGTATCAATAGAGGGAGATGTGAAAAAACCATCACCCTCTATGTATTCGCCTACACGGTAAGGTTCAGCATCAAGCGTAAAAATGAGCATCCCCATCATACTCACCTATCAACTTTGTAAATTCTTTAACACCGTTAGAATTTATGCGACTGATTAGAAGTCCTCTACTTGCCATAATTCGCAGATGCCTTGATACAGAATAGACAGTTATACTACACGACCTCTGCGGTAGCGTCTCGATAGCCTTTGGCAGAAGTTGGTCTGCCGTAAACCAATCGGATAACTCCCACTCTTGGACTGCGGCTTCGACTGCTGAACCACGATACTTCTTACTCATTGTGGAACCTCCCATTCTGTGTCTACTTCACGGTGGACTATGTCTAATAAATCTAACATCTCCATACACATAATATCTTCATCTGCATGTCTCTCCAATAATTCTCTGAACCTATCGAAGGCTAATGCTTTGCGCTCATACTCACGAAGAACATCTATTGTTTCTTCGTAAGTGTAAGGCTCTCGTTCATCTAACTCGACATTACCCCAACATATCTGCGATACTTCTTCACATAATTCCTCTACTTGTGGTGTATACCACTTCTCATCAAATCTAATCATACCTATTCTACTCATTCAATATACCCCCTTATCCCATAACCAACAGTCTTCACATATTGGTTCATCGTCTTTCCATTTCATGTCTTCTGCTTCACAATGCTCTCCGCACTCTTTACATTCCGGCATCATTCTTCCTCCGCTAACAAAACCATAAACGGGTCGTTCATATAAACCCATCGTTCAAAAGAATCCAATTGAGACCTGCTAAGACCCCAAATCTCACGCACAGATGTTTTAGGAACGGGATAACGACCAGCATACCACTTGAGACCGTCTTGGGTAAGCAGAGCAATCAGACCATCATCACACATCTGTTTAGCAATATCTGGATAATCTTCTTTAGGTATAGTGCGAGAGATAAGAACCATCAGACTTTTGTTTCGCCACTTAACTTTCTCTCCGGCTTTCATAATATAACCTCCAAACCAAAGCATTCAACTTGTCATTCTTTATTTCGCAGACAGAACAAAACCTCTTCTCTCTATTCGTCTTCTCCGCTTTGCATCCTATCGTCAAACATCTTCTTGCCATACGGCTACCCCCAGACAGTAATCACAGTGCAATTGCTTTTTATTGGATTTAACTGTAAATTTAGACAGACATACATGGCGATTGCATTTCTTACAATATCTTGTCAACTTAGCACTATGGAAGTTTCTACTCCCAATATATTTCTGTCCGTATTTCATAACCATTCCTCCTTATTTCCCTGTCCTATATTAGCAAATATATGCGAGATAACATCAACAGTCCAACCATTACCAAGAGTCTTGTATCTCTGCGTATTACTAACACATTCGGTGTAGTTATCCGGTAATGTCTGCAATCTCTCACATTCTATGGGAGTTAATTTTCTCCAATCTATTGTCTCTCGCAAAGTTTTGTAAGCCTCTGGGTATTTACCCTCCTCCAAAGAAGAAATTAAACAATCCTTCGATAGCGTAGTCAGACAATTACTTTTTTCGGAGGTCGTGACCTCTAAATATTGAACAGTCTCAATGTCTTTATTGTAATCTTCTCTCACTCCTTGTGCGTTAATCTTCCTTCCCACTATCTTTGCGGGATTAGCAATCAGGACTTTCGGTTCTCTATGTCCTCCCTGCATAGTAGTTAGAGAAGGTGCTTTTCCTTCGGGATGATAAACTCTCTTAATCGAATCATGACCTTTCAAATCAGCATCTCCTACATGACACAGACCATCACTACTAAACACGAGTTGCCTTCTATGTTTCTCGAAGTAAGATTTAAGATTCCCTCCCTTAAAGTAATTAGCATCTACACAATGAGATTTATCTCTGTCAACCCAACCATCTTCGAGAATGTCCTTTAGCAGAATACCTTTGTCTTGGGGCTTTTTAATGTTAGGTATGTTAGTCCAATATAACCTTCTGCGATTCTGTGCCGATACGAGGTTACTATTGATTTCGATTGGTAAAACATCTAAGTGTTGCGATATAATATCTTGAAACTCTTGTTTCATCATCACATTTTCAAGTAAGAAATACTTCGGTTTGAAGTGATTAATAACATCTACAAACTCAAAGAATAGTTTACTTCGAGGGTCATCAAAATTGAGTTGTCTGCCAGCAAAGGAAAATCCTTGACACGGCGAACCACCAATAACCAAATCAATATCCTCTAAATCCCACTCACCCCAATTCTTAACATCACCGAGTTGAACAGTATCGGGATAATTCTTCTGTGCTATCTTAATCGCATACTTGTCTATTTCGGATGCGTAGTAGGTATCAAACTCTATACCTGCTCTTTCCAGAGCAACACGGCCACATGAAATGCCGTCAAATAACGCTAATACATTTCTAATCTTCATCTCACCAACCTCATATATCCACAATACACCTTGCGACCACATATATACTTATGGTGGGTATTGTATCTCGCCTCTGTAGTAAAACCACATGTATTGCACTTTCGCACACCTCTGGGTCTGATACTGTAGCCCAAAGAACCCCTACCACCATTGTATGATATACCCATCAGACTTCCTCCCATTCTCCTTCTTGTATGTATGTCGGAGTCTTAAGAGCCGCAACACGCAATTCAATCTGATTTAGCAAATGAGGCTCTGCTCGCAGAACATCAACGAGTATGCCCATGACACCGTTGACTTGCTGGCTGGCAAGTAATAACTGCGAATCAACCCCTATCTCCTTTTTCAAAGTGCCAATCAACTTAAGGGAAGAGTTAGCCTGTCCGATAAGTCGAGTAGCATTAGCAAGCCACTCACCGTCTATACCCTCTTCATCTTTCTTCGCCTCCCATTCATCAAGCCAAGAATTTATTCTACCGAATACATCTTCCGCCATATCCAAAGTAGTGATTGCTTCTTTGCGAGTCTCCTCTACCTCCTTCGCTTCCGAAGGGTCAAAGGTCATATGTTCTTTCATATGTTCTTCAACAATACCTGTCTCCCAACCATTCTTCACTTCTAAATAAGAAGTAGTCATGTTGCCATTGTGTATCTGAATCTCTAAATCCTTCACTTGCGGGTGATTGCATAAAGGACATTCGGGGGATTCGAGAACCCACCTAAGAACCTCAATTTCTTTATGGTCGTCAGAATCTGCGATTCTATTTTCTATTAACCACTTACTTTTCATCTGCTATCCCCCAATACAAAGCATTAGCATTTTGTCCGGAAGTAAGATAGTACGACTTACCTTCAATTTTTGAAAACCTCTTATCTCTTTTCAGAACCTGCCCCGCAGAGTTATTACTCTGTGGCATATGTCTTGGGTTGACTTTACCTGTAAGATTATACATCAACTCTTGTGTGGTAGAGGGGCCACTTTGAGATATATAATCAAAGCAAGCGTTTCTAAACACCTTATATTTTTTCGCTTCAAAGACCATCTTTCGACCTCCTTGCTCTGAATGTAGCACTCATGTATTTACCGCCTAATACGCTTTTACTCTGCGTATTGCCGACATACTCGAACCTACTGTCGTATTTGAGGACTTGGCAGATTTCTCGCACAGAAGGTGAGTTTTTCCACACCCTACCATCTGCCGTCAGAACCCTCTGCGTCAATTCGTTTGTATTATACTCGCCTTCATCTTCAAGCAGAAACTTGTAACAAGCATCTCTCCAATTCGCAAATCTCGCTTCTCTTCTCGGTTTTCTTTTTCCCATATCATACACCCCATTTCATATTCTCGCCCTCGTCTGGCAGACCAAACCTACACACAATGCCTCTTCTACCCCTACCCTCTGTACGAGGACTAAATTCTGTAAACCATGCTTGACCTTTCAAGGTATCATCAATCCACCTCTTAGCGGATTGGTAATCATGGTCTGTGATTAGTTTAGCAACATCTTTTATTAAAGTGCTTCGTGGCACATCTTTATCCCAGAAGGTAGTCTTGATAAGACGAATGTCTTCATCCATAACATCTCGCCTCATCTTTAAAGATGATTCTAACAATTCGAGTAGAGCATCATCCATCTCTACCTGCAAGATACCACCTTTCCATTCTTCATCACGCATCATGTGATAACCTATTGCTAATCTGCGAAACAAATCAGACTCGAAAGAACGAACCGATTCTTTCATAACCCAATCTTCAAACTCTTTGCTAAACATAACTCCCGTAGGGGGATTGAGGGTCACTGATAACTGCCTGTCAATAAACCACGCCCGTAAATCAAGAATCTCACCTGCAAGATACGCTCGTTCTTCTCTCGTCATACTCGCTTGTTTATTCTGTGCTTCTTTGTATAGAGCCTCCTTTTCAGCATCCATGTTAATATCAATGATGAAAAACCTACGGTCAAGTCCAGACTCCAAATCCATACGACCATGTTGTGTTCCGCCCCATACGGTGTAGCGAGTATTGTATCGCACCCATCCATCACGCATACCTTTGTTCACACGACCAGAGTCTAACGAAGTTAGCAATTGATTCTTCATGTCAATACTATGGTCTTTCTTGTTTGCATCTGATACAGATGAAAACTCTTCAAAGCAGAGAAAACCACCGCAAGTCTCTCTTGCGAGAGGTCTCCCTACGATTTGACCATCATCATTTACAGAGCCGAACATACCCGCCTCTGTGATAGAGTTTGGGCCAATCATAGTGCGAAAACCAATACCTCTGAATCCTTCGGGATTCCATAACACACCTGTATGTTCAGCGCAGAATAAGTCAATCAGAACATTCTTACCGGAACCCTTTGCGCCACGCATGAGAATGTTGATTCTTGTATCTGCTATTGAAGAACGGGGTGTGTAGATAGGATAGTTGGTATGGCGAAGAGGACAGTCTTCAATAACGAATCTCCGAGAATCTTCTCCGTCTCCTTCTCTCGGTGCGAAATCACACATACTACATTTGTTTACAGTATTAAACAAATGACCGCCTATACTACATAGGAAGATTGGTACTTTGTCATCTACATCAATGATGTGATTTCTTTTACAGAAATCAAGCATCCTGTCGAATATATTCACCCGAACATACCCCCCTCATACTTACTCGCTCTCGTTTTGTTTAGCATTTTCGTTATCACCTCATCTGCCATTTTCGCCGCCTCTACGGTATCGGAAGAAGCCTTAGCATATATGTCTTTCGCCCTTTTCTTACAACCTTCTATCTTGAAACCTAAGTTTTTGAGAATGTCAATAGTAGCATTGATATGAGTTTCTTGGAATGGAGTGACCTCCATTTTCTGTCCGTGAGAAGGTATAATCAGAACCGAAGCACCTTTACCTTTTATTTGCGAGAAGACGAATGCTGGTAGCCAACCCCATAGAGTCTGGAGACTGTCTCTACTAATCTCTTTGTTACCAATATCTTCACCCTTTACAAGCGCAGGTTTCTCAAGACCTTCTCCATTCCTTACATCGAAAGCGTCAGAAGTCAGCAAGCAAAATGTTTCGCAACCTATGTTATCAAGCATAACTGCTACATCTCTTGCCGGTGGGTAATTGAAAAGCCACGCATTTTTCTGTGCGCCACTATCCGTACTTATGTGTGCGGGTGTTAGAATCTCAATTACTAAAGTCTCTTCATCGTTTCCGTAATATATAGGCCAGCCTGTAAAACCGAAACTTAACATCGTATGCGGGGATGAAGGTATATGTTTTGAAGTCATGTAACCTACAGGTTCTACCTTCTTTACAAGCGAAGAACCCACTACTGCGGGTATGTGGTCTGACCCTACCGCATCGAATAGAATCGCTCGCTTGATACCTTTAGGTATACCATTACTCCAAATAAAGTCCGTTTCATTTACTGTTACTATTTCTCCCATGTTGCTACATACCCCCTTATGACCTTATCAATCTAATGTTTTGGAATCTCTGAAATAATTCAGAAAAAATAAAACGCAACACTTAGAGCCTAATCAGATTATTCTTTTTTATTTCCTAAGAGTTAAAACCTTATTATTTACTAATAATAAAGAAAACCCTTTTTAGAAATATATCTAAGAAAAAATAAAAAATAAACCGAAAACGCATCACCGAATGCGATTAATTCTTTCTGAATTAATTTTGCAGAGCAAAAATAAATCTTTCATGTTCGATAGAATCCCTTTCTATGTAACGCATACCGATAGAGTCTTTGTTATCTAAATCGTTTTGCGGATATTCGTATTCAGTCATTCTGAATATCATATCGTTTAAAATCTCTTTAGCAAAACTTATGTCGTCTGAAGCGTGTGTCCTAACGGGTCTGAAGTCTGCGCCATCTGGATTGTATACGAGGCTCTGTGTGATGTATGTATTATCCGCATGGATAAGCATAGCATATTGTGGGTGAGAACCGTATATCTCCGTAGGCACATACTCAAGACCATGTTTAGACCTGTAAGGAGTATAGGTCTTTACAACAAAGTTGTGTTTTGAAATATCATTTTCGATTATTTCATTCGCAACAATATCCTTAACAAGATAGCATTCAAGAGATTTAGTAGAATTTGGGATTAGAATCCTATCAGAGGCGATTGTAATCGTAATCAACTCCAAATGCGATTCTTCTATCAGAGCGTCTAATTCATATTTAAAGAAAGGAATTTCTTTAATATCCCCCTTCATAGCCGAGTTTACGATAGTGCGATACATATTAGGTTGTATCGTATCTAAAAACGACCATACGGAATCATAGCCATCAAACACTACATGGTGTGAACCTACTTGCAGATGCAGGTAGGGTGAGAATTTTCGCTTGTTGCGACCATTCTTTCTCCAACACTGAAAGTCTATGACTTTGATTTCTTCGAGAGGACATATCAACCATTCGCCATGAAGTCTTATTGTCTGCATACTAACAACATACTCTAATGAGTATATTGTATTTATGCACCTCCCACTTCATACTTAACACCATACAGGTATTGCTCATCGTTCCACCAATAGGGCGCATGGCGACCCTTTTGCCATTTTGCGAAATGTTTGCTGTGATAGTATGCTCTGTATGCCACAACTGCGTCTTCGTGTTTAAACTCATCCGGCATACATTGAACGAAGGGAGTCATTTTCCCTTCGGGAATAAGAGAAGACAGAGACCATAGATGCTCTATACCATCAGCGCAAGCGTGGGTTTTACCAAATCTTTTGGCATACTCTTGTGCTAAAGCAGAGGCATGATAGCAAGCCCATATGAAATTGTCACGACTTTCGCCCACCCAGCGAGTCGCAGGGTGGTTGTGATAACCGCCTTTCAGAGGCTTGCCGGATGTTTTTGCTATTGGCATCATGTCGTCTGTAGCACCATGTCTGCGTACACTTGAGCCTAATTGTTGGTACAATTCGACTACCATCTTAGGCAGATGCTTGTCGCAATACATGATAGCCGCATGGAAGGGGTTCTCGTCTAATACGAATATGTTCATTCTAATCTACCCTCTATCTCTTGCATCTTCTCTTCGATTTCCATACGCAGATAATACACGATTTCACTTAACCAACCGTGTCTGTCTCCTAACTCGCTTGTGAGAGCGTCAACAAGCGTTTCCGCCACCTCTGCGTCTCTAAGCAATTGCTCTAAGTCGTTATATTCTTCTGCTAATTCTTCTAACTTCTGTTTTACTTCTGTCATTCTGCTTTCCTCCTACCAAACATTTTTGCGATTCTTACTGCTACGACTACTTCGTTACAGGCATCACAACACCTTCCGTCATTTATGGGTTGTGCGTTATGACCGCCATCCCAATACATTACACGCTCACCCTCAAGGTTAGTCCTGTATTTCTTCTCAATCTCTCCATAACATATACTGCATTCCATGTTTCTCACTTCCTATAGGGGCTTCTCCTTTTTAATATCTTGCTTTATAAGAAATTTATCAGTGTTCTGTCTCGTTGCTAAAACTTTACTTCGCCAATCTGTTTCTTCTATATTACACTGTTCGGGAGTCTTGCCTTCGGCATTCACACAATAACTACGAATGTCGAGCATCTTCTCCGCATAAGAACATTTAACGCATACAATATCCCGCAGGTTATACCTACTATACTTCGAGGACTTGTTTTGAGCAATCTCCCCACATACCATACACACTATTGAAGTCACTACTCATCACCTCTGTAGTTTGCTGACATATAGTGATAGTTGTTTCGTGGTACTAATAAATCACGCATGTTTTGAGGAATCATATTTTCAACAATCCACTCAAGACCTACTTCCTCTGAATCTTCACTTGGAGTTTCGCAAACTATTATACAGGGGCCTACTAACTGTTGCTCGCTGGTAACATCATATCCCCATGCGGCGAATGTGGCTACTGCGTTAGGAGACATACCTAACAAAAGCCCCTCTTCATTCACAATAACATCTTTGACATTCGTCAGAAGGCATTTACCCTTTCCTTTTTTCGGTACTGCGAATTTCTTCTGTGAGGTGACTACTGCGTATTCGATAAGTCCTCCTACATGGGCTTGCATCTCTTCTAAGGTCGGTTCTTCTTCTGTTAATTTAGCAACGCCACCGTCAGCATTGATAAACATATATGTGTCTCTATTCATCTTGTTACTCCTCCTCTCATTTTGTCTTTCCTAACATTAGCCTCTATTTCCAATAGAGCCTTGTCGCAAATATTACGCCAAACTCTAAGTCGTGTGAGCATATTATGTGTCTGCTCTGGAACGAGCATAGTATACGCTTGAGTCATATGCTCAAGCATAACAACGGCTTCTTGTAGAGCCTGTATGGTATTTGCATGTTGATACAAGTTATCACGCCCACATTCCCGAAGAAAACGGGTCGTCATCGTTGTCATCACTGTCGGGGTCTATCCAATCACGAGGTTGGATTTTACCTTCATCTGCTAACCTCTTACCCTCTTCAAATATAGTTGAAAGTACGGTATCTTGGTCTTCTGTATATTCAGTAGTTACAGTTTCTACGGGGATTCTTCTTATACAAGAAGCAACATAAGCGTCTATGACGGGGTGGAACCCTTTAGGTACGGCTAAACCTCCGTTTGTGGAGACGAAGTCTGGCACACAGATTTGTAATGTGCTTTCCATAATCTGCCACAGGTGAGAGTTTCTTCTCAACTTCTTCTGTTCATCTCCTTCATTCGCATAATTCTTAATTCTCCTTGAAGGAAGACCTTCAAGGTCAGCACTTGTTTGTAAAACAAGATTACATACCAATATACTTTCACACATATCCATGACTTCTTGTGCATCAACTTGTGCATCTGCAAGGACTTTTCTTGCGATTTTATTACCTTCATTTAACATCTCCAATTCTTTACCATCGGGTAAATCTACGGCTGGCGTTCCGTCTGTCTTGTATAGGCCTCTGTCTGTCTGCCACACTATACCATTACCTACTACGCAAGCGTAGTAGAAGGTAACTGCGTCACTTTCCGTCTCAATCATATCTGCTCTAAATTCTTCGTCTCTAAACATTTTTTTCACTCCTGTTCAGCCTCTTATAGGGGGCTTCTCCTATTAATCATTTTCCGTAGCACCACCCTTTAGTTTTGCCTTTGATTTATCAAAGTCAATTTGTTTGATAGCACCTGCATGAACATAATCCTCAAGCATATCTATGTTCACAGTCCACCGGAAACGAGACCTATGTTTGTGAATAGCAAACACAAACTGTTCGTACATCTGTTGGGTTTCTTCATCCCAACCATTGATTTCTCTCATATGTTTTCGCACTTGTTCAGCCGCACCCACCTTTAGAGACCTGCCTAAGTGCTTACATAGGTGGCAACGAGGGCAAAGCGACTGAACCGCTATCAGACTTTGCTCATTTTTTACATCGTCATACAACCAAATCTCATGAGCCTCTACTGCCCATTTGCGATTTTGCGAAAAACCATCTTGCCCACACAATTCACATTTGTTATCTGCTCTTTCGTAGACAAACTTACGCAGTCTATTCCATCCCGAAGGGGGCATGAGACTACGCAGGTTTGAACCCCATGTTCCTGTAGGAACCAACTCGCAGGTAAGAGGAATGCCTTTCATTTCTTCCACCACCTCAACTTAGGCCATTCCAGCCACATGTCGAATATCATAGCAAATCCTCCAGAGCATCTGCGACTTGTTGCTTCACATCTGCCATGTCTACTTTATTGTCTCTAATCATACCAACATGATTAGAGCCAATATTTGTTTTTGCGAATTGCTTTCTTGTTGCTACTACTTTAGTAGTTACACTTTTCGCCATCACAACAGGAACATTGTGTTGCTTGCATATATAACCAAACTCTGTTTGTTGCATATCCTCCGAACAAATCGCACAAATCCCATGTATCACAGGTTTGTGCAAGTCAACCACTACATCAGATACATAGCCATCCGGTCTACGCATGATTACATTAATCTTTGAGTCACCTGCTATAGTGTTGAACCTAAGAGCGACATAATCTTCTACCCCAATCATTCTTCTTCACCTCCTTCTTCGGTCAAACTCTCATAACCTGCTTCTACTGTTTCTAACAGTACGCACAATTTTGTAAATGCGTGAACCGCACTACCGCCTATTAGGTCTGCGACTATATCGTGAAGTGCGTCTCTTACACCCCTAACCAATTCAATCGAAGCATCTTTCATTTCATTTGCTATATTCATCAATTCTTTTTCATTCATGTTTATTCCTCCTGTGTTAAGTTAAGTCGCCTGTCTAATTCTCTGTGACAATCCAGTATCTTGTCGTAAGCATAGTTGTAAGCCTTCTCTAATGCTTCTCTATTATCATAGGACAAATTATCTTCGCCTCCGAACTCTACATATTTCTGATAGAAAATACATTGTTGGTTCAGTGGTGTATTTATCCAAGCCTCGGAAATCCATTCCCACCTTGAATCAAATATCTCCATGTTATCTTCGCCTAAGTATATGGCGTGTCTCATCCATTCTTTGTTTTCTTTTGTCATTCTCATTTTTCATTCCTCCTCTCTTCTTTCTCTGCTTCTCATTCGCAAAAGTGACAGGACTTCTCTCTGCACTTTTATGTTTTTCATTTCCCTGCGAACAATAGTGTGTATGATACCCAATGTTGTCGCTCGGTTAGGTTCTTCGATAAAGTCTTCGACTATATCGCCGTTCTCTAATATGTCACAAATCTGTGACATGATTTCTTCGTGGTGTTCTAAACTCATTTTGCTCATTCCTCCTCTTCTTCGCAATAGCAGTCCTTTTCGCCTACATACTCACATACAGGGCAGAAAAGACCGTCTTCCATCAAATCATCTAAATACTCGTGTAGACCAATTTCATACATAATTGGGTCTACGATTTTGAATACTACAGATGGTGCGCGAGGCACACCAAAGATAGCAACATCTTCGTAGCAACTGTCTAACATATCATCGTAAGCGTCATAGATTTCTCGGTTATATTCCATTCTCATCACTCTTCCTCGTGTGTTAATTCTAAATAGGGGTCGTCAGTATTTAACTTCTTCTTAACCCAAACCACTTCGTCTGTGTCACGCATATGTATAGCGTCATGCTTGTATTGCAGACGCATATGTATGCCTATACGCCCGTCATGTCTGACGAGATGCGATTCGAGTATGGGAACCCATACTCCTTCTTTAGTCTCAATCATATCTACTAACATTTGCGAATCACTCCAGAGGATGTTTCACATCCTTATCTCCGAGAACCCATCGCAAAGATTTTACAACGCCCTGTAGGGCTTTGTAGTTTCTCATGTGATAATTACGCAGTTTCTTATCAAAGTCGCTTTCGGTAAATACACTTTGTAGGGCAGTAAAGTGGTGGTTCTGCTTACGCTCGGCTAAGTCAAGCATATGTAGCAACTCATCTTCGCTACGCACACCCATGAAAGACTCTGAATCTTGATGGTCGCTTAGTGTCATTCCTCTCCCCCCGTGATACCACGCAAGGTATTAGGGAATGGTCTGCGAATGAATTGCCACAATTCATCCCACTCACCATCCCATGCGTCTCTCTGATGTAGGAGTGTGCCATCTTCGTGATGAACATACATGACTCCGTCATGTAGTGTAATTCTGATACCTGCCTCACCTCTTTGCTTCATTCTGAAGCACCTCCAATCGCAAAACCTACAATTTTGAAGTAAGCAGTTAGGTGTATTTCATGCCCGCACTCCGAGCAGTCGAAGTCGTCATACGCTTCTATATGCTCATCACCTTCCATTACGGTCATACTATCCACATAGAAGTCTATGCAGACTTCGGCATCACAATTTTCGCAAGTCACCCATTTTTCCATATTCACTCCTCCCAATCTCCCATTCTTATGTATGTCATTACGGCTTTAGGCGTAGCCCATCCAATAGGGTCATGACCATGACCAAGTGCTAAAACTTCAAGCAGATTTTCATCTTTACCGTAGCCATAATTTATTATGGAAAATTCTTGGCGTGAATCTACTCTCGTAGCCCTTATTATAAACTCACCATGACGAGTCTGCGAAGCCGTAAACTCGAAGAGTGAGTCTTTAGCAATCATCTCAAGACAATCTAAGATTGGACTCATCATTCATCACCCCCGAATATGTCTTCCATTTCTTTAGCAATCATAGCAGATACTTCTGCTATGGAGACTTTCTTAGTGTTTCTCTCCGAAGGAGAGCGAGGCTCTATTTCGGGTAAGCCTGTAGGTCTGACTGCCCTTGTCGTGAATCTCTTTGCGGATTTGGTAGGCTTTCGCTTACCTGCACCTCTGTATCTGCTAAGGGAGAAAATACTCTTTCGGGATTCTTCCTTGTGTTGATTGATTTCTTTCCACAGATTGTTATTGTCATCCTCATCATAATGAGGAATCCATGCAAGTGAAGGTGTACCGAATGGTACGGGTCTCAAGTGCATACACCTGTCTTGGTGGTCTTTATAGACCGCCACTGTCGTTCTTCCTTGTCCATTGAACCTAACTTTGGCTATGCCAATGTG